ATGAAAATGGTAATACAGGTTGTGAAGTGAGAATACAAAATAATATGATGATGCAGTTCGCATACTTCGTTTAAAATAGGAGAGAAATTATGGAAAAAAATTTATTTGATCTCGGAAATGGTTACTATACTCATGCAGGTTGTGAGTATTCTCATGATCCTATGGCATTTTTTGAGATTGATGGAAAACAAGTTAGAGCATATTCAGTGATGCAAACACCGATGTCTGAAAGTGATGCAAAGGTAATATCATATAATTGTAAAATTGCAAATATCAGAAAACGTAGAAATAAAATTATAGCAGAAACTGATTGGATGGCAAATTCTGATGTTACAATGACAGATGCTTGGAAAACATATCGTCAATCTCTTCGAGATTTACCAGCATCTTATTCAACATGGGACTCTCTTGAAAGTTTTTCTTGGCCCACTAAACCATCATAAAATCATTCGTCCACTGTCATACTTTCTTCAAGGTGAAGACCTGACAAATCATTCCCCCATATCTCTACCCTTGCACCTTTTGGTGCGTTAAATGCAATAATCTCTGACGGAAATATAACTTTCTCGATAAAAAAACTCTTCTCTCCTACACAACGGACTATGATCATGCGACTCGTTTCGTTTTTATAGGAGAAATCAATCATAGTTCGTGCTATCTGTTTGGAATCGCTAACATTATCTATATATGTTATAATATAAGAGATTATTTGTCAAGTGTATGTACGACCCTCAAGTAAATGATTATGTTCGTTGGACTACAGCACTCGGTATGGTGCATGAGGGGTGGGTATATTATAAGGGGAAACCAGATAATAATGAGAGTAGAGTCAAAAACAAGTGGGTCGCAACATCTAACTACATAACGATTGAGATTGCAACCAAACCAAGACCACAGTGTAACGTATCTACATTCTTACATAAAAGGATTCACGTTTGCTTATGCTGTTATGAGGATAATTGGAATGAGTTAAAATTTATAAGAAGAAGAATATCAAAGCAAGATGATCGTGACCCAGACGAAGCAATTAGTTATGGTGCATACAAATCACAACAATACAGGCCACTTGACACTCAATGATAAATCCAATTAGTTTTCTATTATCAATTTCTTCGTTGTTCATCTTCCTCAGAATATTACAGAGGAAAATCGAACCTGATGATTTAATTCGTCCTGATAATCCATACAAAAATGTTCGTGATAGTGATGAAGAATACAGTGAAAAGACAGACTATAAGTAGAAATACATAATTGCGATATGTTTCAAAATTTGAGTTTTTGACTATATAATGGTAGAATTAAACGGAGGCTAAGATGCTCTAAACTCTTCATATTATGAGTTTAACTTAACCAAATGGAGACCACTATGCACAACTTAATTTCATTTAATCAATTGGCTGGATCAAAACATACGTTTGACCCACAAAATGATAAAATCGCAGACTACTACGAGTGCATAGTAGAGTGTGAAGAAGATCAGCATATATGTAAACGAATGTGTAAGGAGGTACTACTCTAAATGTAGGATTCAATACAGACCCTTGACTTTTTAAGTCAGGGGTTTTATAATGGAAGAAAATATATTTTTATGAAACCCTTGTCTAAAATCAAGCACCAAATTAAATCTGGAAAGTATTATATTTTTTGGGGTGCGTGTACTGTCGCAGTGATGGCTGGTCAAATTTATGTTGGTGCTGGTTATCGTTCTATGTCTCAAGAAGTTAAAGACCTAACAGAAATGGTTGAGATAAAAATAGAAATGGAATTATTAGAGAAAAGAAGAGGAGGAATAATTTATTGAAGAATGAATTAGATAGTGGTAAGTTAATGTATTCGGGTGGTAATAATGATGAGTGTTACACACCCGACTACGGAGTCGAACCTATATTAAAGTATATTCCAGAGGGAGATATAGTGTGGTGTCCTTTTGATAAAGAGGATAGTCAGTTCGTTATACAAATATCAAAACAAAACAAAGTTATTCGTTCACACATTGATATTGGTCAAGACTTCTTTGATTATGAACCCCACGCTTGGGATATAATCGTATCAAATCCACCATTTACAAACAAGAGAAAATTTTTTGAGAGAGCATTATCATTTAATAAACCATTTGCTTTGATAATGACTAACACTTGGTTAAATGATTCAGCACCTAAACAGTTATTCAAAGATAAAGATTTACAATTACTTATGTTTGATAAGAGAATGAAATTTGTAAGTCCTGATGGTAGAGACAATGATAAGATTACGTTTAGTAGTAGTTACTATTGTTGGAACTTCCTACCTAAACAAATTATAATGGAAGAGTTGAATGTGCCAAAGAAAAGAGTGTCACGAGCTGTTTGCAATCCATTAACAGAATTGCTATACTAATAGTATTAATGAGATTTTAATGAAATTACGTTCACATCAGTTAGATTCACTTATTGCTATGCAACAGTGTGATAAAGGTCAGATTATTGTACCCACTGGTGGTGGTAAGACAATGTGTATGATCGAAGATGCAAAGTATAGATTTGATATGAATAGCGTATCAAAGACTATTGTTGTTGTTGCTCCTCGTATCTTACTTGCAAATCAGTTATCAGCAGATTTTCTTGAGCATATCACAGATATAGATGTGATGCACGTTCACAGTGGAGAGACTCATCACTTCAGCAGTACAAAGACAGAAGTAATTGAAAACTGGTATCATAATAGTATCAGAAATCAGTTGATTTTTACAACATATCATTCACTACACAGAATTACTGAATCACTTGATATTGAGATTGATACAATATACTTTGATGAAGCACACAACTCAGTTCAGAAGAACTTTATCGAAGCAGTTGAGTATTGTTCAATATATGCACAGAGAAAGTATTTCTTTACAGCAACACCAAAACATTCTTTGACACCTAAGAAAGTTGGTATGAATGATAGTGACATTTTTGGTCAGGTCATTTGTAATGTACCAGCTCCTAAGTTAGTTGATGAAGGTCACATTTTGCCACCTAAAGTTGTGGTCAAAAAGATTGATGTTACTGACGATAGTAGATTTGGTTATGAGAAAGATTGCGACCATATCATAGAAACGATTGATGATGTTGATGTTGATAAAGTTTTGATATGTGCAAGGTCAACAAAGCAAATCGTAAATCTAATTGCACTCTCAAAGTTTGTTAGTGAGTTAGCATGGAGAGGTTACTCTTATATGTACATCACTTCAAAAACTGGTGGTGTGATTGATGGTCAGAAAGTGACAAGAGAAGAGTTTTTTGATACTCTCAATGCGTGGGGTAAAACAGACAAGAGATTTGTAGTTTTACATCACAGTATATTATCAGAAGGTATCAATGTCAATGGTCTCGAAGCAGTATTGTTTTTGAGATCAATGGATTACATTGGTATCAGCCAGTCGATTGGTCGAGTCATTCGTAAAGGAGACATCACCAAGCAATTTGGTTTAGTATGTATTCCAGTATATGACAAAGTTGGTATCAGCACATCAAAGAAAGTACAGGCAGTTGTTGATACTGTATTCAAAGATGGTCAGCCAGCAATTAGCATAGTTCGTAGTTAAAAACTATGCTATAATATAAACATTATGAGTTAAAACAATGCACGATTCAACACTTGATTTATTCGCAAAAGTTGGTATTGATGCCAACGATATTGAAGCTCTAGCTGCATATTATGAAGTCACTTGTGACTATTATATGGAAGAGTTTTTAGGACTAGAGGATTTAATAAGTTGAAGGACACAATACTATTCGGAGATTGTAGAAAAACAATTTCAAAGATAACTGAACCAGTAAAAATGTGTGTCACTTCGCCACCATATTATGGACTTCGTGACTATGGCACAGCAACTTGGATAGGAGGAGACCCTAATTGTAATCACAGGAGAGATACTAAAGTTAATCCTGAGACTTGTAATACAGGACATAAAAACCACGATACTATGTTAGGTGTAGGAGACGCAATTTATAAATCAGTATGCGAAAAGTGTGGTGCAATTAGACAAGATAGTCAAATTGGACTAGAGGAAACACCAGAAGAATATATTGACAATCTTGTAAATTTATTTCGTGATGTCAGGGAGGTGCTAACTGATGATGGAACACTATGGATAAACATAGGAGATAGTTATTATAATTATCGTAGTGATGGAAATTATCCAAAACAAACAGTAAGTAAAACAAATCAAGATTTACCCAATTTTTCCCCAGTTCGTGGTAATAAATTACAGGGATATAAGAGTAAAGATTTAATTGGAATCCCTTGGATGTTGGCATTTGCATTAAGAAAAGATGGGTGGTATTTAAGGCAAGATATAATATGGAATAAACCAAATCCTATGCCAGAAAGTGTAAGAGATAGGTGTACAAAATCACACGAGTACGTTTTTCTATTAAGTAAAAGTAAAAACTATTACTTTGATGTAGATGCAATTAAAGAATCAACTATAGATGGTAAAGGATTAAAAAGAAAAAGAAGTGTGTGGACAGTAAACACTAAACCATATAAAGCTGCACATTTTGCAGTATATCCACCTGAGTTGATTGAACCTTGCATTAAAGCTGGTAGTCAAAAAGGAGATATAATTCTTGACCCTTTTATGGGCTCAGGAACTACTGGTATGGTTGCAAAGTCATTAGGTCGTTATTATATTGGGTGTGAACTTAATGAAAATTATGGTAAGTTAATTCAAAACCGAGTATCAGAATACACTATAAACTTGGAAGATTTCGTGTGAGTGTGCCAGTTTGTTAAGTTGCACACATTACTTGCATTATTCGTGGAAATGGTTTATATTAATAGTGGGGAAACAAAACAAGCAACAATCAACTCAGTTGGTTGCTATGCCCGAAAAGTATCAATGGGTTAGGTGCAAGTCCTAACTATCTCCGAAAGGATAAGGGAAATCATTGAATCAAGTAGGGGTACAGGTGTAAGCGATTCCCATAGCGTAAATTTGGTCTCCTAAGTGAAACTTAGACAAGTTAGACCCACGTTATTGTTGCTTCGTTTTTGTTTCCTCTCGTCCTTTATAATAACAACTATGGAATTTGAATTTGAGTACGATTCTCAATACAAAAGTGAAGATGAGTACCTTGATTCGTTAATGGAACATCATCAAGAAGATTGGATTGGTGTAAAAGAAACACTTGACCCAGAGACAGAAAAGTTACTTAAAAAGTTTTAGTTGCTACATATAGTGTGGAATGAGTATATTTGTATCAATCAACTACTAAATTCACTTACGAGGTTTTCATGTCTCAAATTATCCCAGAAAAGAAAAATCTAACAAGATATAGAATTACTTTAGATGTTATGATAGATGAAAACGATTGCCTAAATCCGTATATGTGGAATTGGTACAGCTTACTTGAATTACAAGGAAAAGAACAAGTGAATGACGTATATGTTGAGAACTTAGGAGATTATGGCAAATGGGAGAGCAATAAGTAACAGCTCTCGTGACAGTTAACAAGGTGTCTACTTTTGGTAGATTTCTTGTTTTTCTTTATTATAATGAAAACATAAGCAAATCATTTATTATGAAAAAATTTGTTATTTTAGAAAAATATGTAGGTTATGCTGATATTACTATTGAAGCAGAAACCGAACAAGAAGCCATTGATTTATATAATGAAGGTAGCTATGATGATAATGCTACTGAATATGATGATATGTTCTATGACTTTGAATTTGTAGAAATTAAGGAGACAGCATAATGAAAAGAACACACTACTACAGTATCGCATCAATGCTAACTGATGAAGAAGTCCATCAAGTTTGGGAGATAGTTGGCAATGCACTTGACAGAAATGGATTTGTAGATGCTGATGGAGAACTCTCAATTCGTGTCTATGATGATACACTTAAAAGAAATGTAAAAGTACTTGATAGGAGTTTATCGTGAAATTCAATGTAACAGAAATTGAGTTTGATTTTGATGATGATTATTGCAACGGAACTTCATTACTCACTTATGATGACGAGATTGAACTTCGTGACCTTGCACTTGGTGTTTGGGAGGCTGATGATGAAGACGATTTGATCGAAGAAGTCACTACAGCTAGTGGTTGGTGCATCAAATCTATAGATTATGAGATTCAACTCAAATAGTATCAAATGATACATTTTTGCTCCTCTCAGAATCGCCTGTAGGCTCCTTGTTTTTAACTCTAGGTATGATAGTATGGCTACCAAAACTATGAAAAAATGGATTTTAACTGACACTTTTGATTTTCATTCAAAAGAGACTCATTACTGGCAATTTGATGATTTTATGGAAGCAAAAAGAACTGGGGAATCCCTCGTTAATTCCATAGGTGTAAATTACTTATGGAAGTCAACTAAGGGTAATCCAATTAAGTGGATAAAGTTTAGTTGATGTGACAATTTTATTAGTGTCACATAAAAATCCTATTCGTGTCGGATAGGTACTATTATAATAATGTAAGCAGATTTTTTATTATGGACGACATCAAAGAAGTCAGAAACCAAGCAGTTGAAATATCTGAATTGGTTGAAGATGCGGTATCACACTACTGTAATGAAAATAGAGTGAGTGGTCAACGTGCGTGGTTTTTCGTGTCTCATCTTGCTAATGCGTATCTA